CACCACTGATCTGAGCAAAGCCCTGTCCTATAGTTCGAGGAGCGCGTACTACTTCTTCAACAACTGTGCCAACAAGACCGCGCCCACCGTAGCCTGGTCGAGTCTTTTCAGAGTAGTCTTTGATCTGTGCTACATCAGTCTTCGTATCACGTGCTATATCTTCCCATGAATAGCCTTTATCAAGACGTTCGTTTACTGCCTGGGTGTTAGTCAGTGGACGCTGTACTGTAGATGCCTGTGGCGTATCAGGCTTATCAAAGGTCATGTATGGTTTTTCTTCCCCGAAGATAGTTTTTCGAGTGCCAAACATAGAAGTAAGCGTTGGTTTATTCTGTTCAATTATAGGCTGTTGCTGTGCTTGAGGACGAGAAACAGGGCTAACTTGTGCGTTATTAGCCCTTGTTGTAGCACTTCTGAGATTAGATTGATCACCAGGGACTACCCTATCGACAGCACCGCCAACAGTGTCAACAATGCTATCCCAGAGTGATTTCTTTTTGCGTGGGGCATAAGCCATGATAGCCCCTTTCTTACGCTGTTACAGTTTTGTCGTCTTTAACCCAAGCCGAAGGAATGAGTTGTTCGTCCTCTTTGTGCTTTGGAGCAGTTCCAACTGGACCAAGTGGCGCACCACCAGTATTGGTAGTACCACCGTTACCTACCTGTAGACCACCACCTTCATACGTGAATGGGTTAGCTATTTCTGCTCCTGCAGCTTCCATCTCAGAAACTTTTGCTTGAACACCGTTGTAGTCAAGTCCACCAATTTTAGCTAGTTCTTTCTGCGTAACAAGATCAATTTGATCAAGTGAAGCAGATGCATCATTGACAACACGATCACGAATACCCATATCTACAGCACCACCAACACCTTGACCTTGTGCTTGTGCATCAAGTTCTGAAAGGTTCTGCCAGAGTTTTGTAGAAACTTCTTTGATCTTAGTGTCGCGCCAGTCTTTAAGTCGTCCAAGACCTTGTTCACGTTGTATACCTAAGTTGGTTTGGTCAGTAGCAAATTGGTTTTCTGCTAGTTGTGCTTCGTTATTCACCGTTCCTGCCTGTTGGTTACCCTGCCGAGCTAATGCACGTGCCATAGCTTCAGCAGCACCAGAGTCCATAGCATTCATGTTAGCAAGGTTAACTGCACCAGAGCGCATACCTTGACGTACACCTGACGCAATTGCACTCATTGAGCGACGGAGATTAAGAGCGTTGTTTACTCGTCCTGAATTGATCGTGTTCTGACCAGTACGTTGACCAGTTACAAAGTCCTGTGAGTCATTCTTATAAGCTAATTTATTACCATCAGCAGTTGTACGCCCTTCAGCATCGTAGCCACCTTGTTTAACACCTACATCACGACGGACGTTATTAGCGTTGGCTTGGTATTCAGATCGAGACCCCCATGTTCGTCCTGTTGGATCAGTAAAAGTCTGTTGTGCGGGTGAGTAATTTACGTTATTAGCACCAGTAGGGTTATTTTGCACACCAACATCTGTACCTACAGGACCACCAAGATAATTGGTTGTAGCAGTAGCTCCCCAAGTTTGACCAGCAGCAGGAGAACGATCTCCACCAGCTTTAGATACAAATGGGATCCAGTTTGCATCACCACCAGTTGCATCAGTCCATAAACTATTCTGCAAATGTCCAGCAAATGCACCACCAGCATTAGCTACGTTTCTCAGCCCCCCGTTTGCGTAGTTCCAAACATCACCTACATTCATTTTGTTTTTCCTTTGTTTTCGATTTTTAAATTAACGGTCTTTATGACTTGATTATACCACCAAATACTATCTCATAAACATAATTCGAGAGTAGTAGGCAAATTCTTCAAGGTCGATATAGACTTCTTTATCATCTATAGTCAGTTTGAATACTTTGTCCTTCTGTGCTTGCTCGTTTAAGTTCCACTGTAAGGTGACTTGGTGGTTCGCAGACTGATCTGTTAAATGCCCGATTCCTAGCTTCACAAGAGCTGTCACAGGTGGTTTACGACGCAAATATCCAACAGGTTTTGTCAGTACCTTTTTCGTCAGTGGGTCTAAATAAGGGTTAGCCGACATGAGCAATAATATCTTTCTGCTTAATAATACTAAGTTTGTCCTCGCCCTGTATGTCAATTACAGCGTATGGGTTAATTAAGACTTTATCGCCCACTTTAAAAGCTTCAACTAATTCACCTACTGCTTCAACTATCGCAATTGGTTTGTTCTGATTCCAGCGTGATTTAGGGATAAATACCCCTGCTTCAGTCTGTTTATCTTCTTCTTTCTCCATCGTAATGAGGAGCAAGTCTCTTACTGGTATATACATAAGTTCCCTTCGTTTATATACGCTTATTATACACCAAAAAGTAAAAAGCCCCCCTGCGAGGGAAGGGCTTTTCAACTTAACAATATCACGTATGTTAGACGTTTGCACCACCAGATACAGCCGCTTTTGAGCGAGTTGTCGGAGCAGTACCAGTTACACCAGAGGTAGTATTGGTCCATGCACCTACAGTCATTGTTTCAGCAGTGTCAATGTTCGTACCAGCAGCACCGTATTCATCAGCAGTAATGACGACTGTAGTAGCCGTTTTGCTCGATACGTTTACCTGTGGGTTCTTCGTTGTGCAGTTTGAGTACAACGTACCGCGCCCTGCAGGATCTCCCATGATCGCAGATTTGAGGTTATCAAGACTGTTTGTTGCAGCAGCACCAACCAATACCTGATTCTCAATTGCGTTTTCAACAGCAGTTGCTACCCATGTGTAGACACGACCACCGATAGTTACCGTTTCACCAGCAACAGCGTTACCAGACAAAGTTAGCGTTTTAACAGCTCGTACTTCTGCAGTACTAGGAGTTAGTGCTTTCTCAGCGTAGATAATAGCTTGTTCAAGCTTGCTATCGTTAGGGTAGTTAGCAGCTGTAACAGCCGCAACTGCAGCACGTGTTTCGAGTTCTCGTCGGCTAGACATATTATTTGCCTTCCTTCGTGTTATCAATCTCTACGATAGGTGGAGCAAGTTCGCCCCATTCTGTAAAGTAATAACCCTTTTTAAGCAGATCAGCAACACGCTTTTCTTCAGCTAATACAACTTGTTCGTCGTAAGTAAGCTCTTTTTCTTCTTTCTTAGCCATAATGTCTCCTTATTTTATTCCTGTTATTGGCGATACTCGGACAGGCAAGCCAGCTTTTCTCCCAGGAGTGATTTAGTGGCGGTTTTGTGTGAGTCCGCCAACTCAGCTATTAGCTAGCCCTTTCGAGGTCGACAAGTGCAGTAGATCGCTCGACACCAAGTCCGTAGATTGTGTGAAGAACAGATTTTACACCGATTGCGTCAACTGAGTCTTCCATCTTGTAGGTAGGCTTCAATTGCATTGCAAGACCGATTGCAGACTTGTGGAAGAACAAGTTGTGCGTGTTAGTCAAGTCATCAACGACGTTGTTGCTCATGTAGATGTCCATACCGTAGACACTTGGGACAACAGCTTTGCCAGATACAGCCAAGCCAGTTTTGCCAGTTTGGTCGTAAGCAGCGTACTTGTTGACGTTACGTAGGTCGTTCATTACCTTTGCACCAACAATACCAGCTCGCTCAGTCTGTGGGACGTTTGCAAGGTCAAGAGCTTGGACAACTGAGAGAATGTCAGCGTCGTCTACAGTTGCACCACCAGCGACGTTAGTACCAGCAGATGCGTGAAGTGAAGCAAGGTCAGTGTCGATAGCACGTGCAAGAGCTTCTTTCTGCGCACCACGATACAACTCTTGTAGAGCGTAGTTGCTTTGTACCTTCGTGATGTCTTCAATAGTGAAGGCAAGGTATTTGTGCTTGTTGATCGTGATTTCGATTTCAGTCTCAGTGTTTGCATCGTAAGTAACGGCTGTACCAGCAGTTTTGTCACGTGCGTCGTATGTTGAGAGGAAAGGAATGTTTAATTTATTCCCACCTGAAGCGAGGTCATCACGCTTAGTAACCAAGTCTTTAAAGTAAAGTGCTTTATAGAATGGTTTTTCAATTTCTTTGGTCCACTTCTCTGCAATAAGTTTTGCAGCAGTTGTAGGCGTAATATTTCCAGCAGCCATAGTAACTCCTTTTATTTTTTGGGTTTGTGTATTCTTTTAAGAATATCTTGATTATATAACTAAATTTACAATTGTGCGAGGATTTGTCGGTCAATTTCTGCTTTGTTCTTTTCGTACTCAGCAGCAGACATTTTCGATATATCGCCAGGCTTCAGTGTTCCAAGACTCTTTGACGGTGATCCGCTTGGTCTGATACCTGTTTGAGCGCGTTGTTTGACAGAGTTCTCGATAATCTCGGATTCGTTACGAGCAGCCCAACGTTCCATCGTTTCAACTTCACGCTCGACAAACTTTTTAAAAGATATGTCGGTTCGTGTAGCAAACTGTGTGTCGGGGTTATAGCCAATGTGTTGGAAGAACTTTTCATGCATTTCTTCTGCAAGGTCTTCGTCCCAATTGTCTTTGTCGTCCTGGTTCAAAAAACTGTACTTTGGATCTGTTTTTAGAAGTTTATCTTCGTATTCAACAACGGTCCAAAAGTTCTTTTGTTCAGCAAGGCGGTTGGCGAGTTCCGCTCCTCGTTGCCTTTCCAGTTGTCCGTACTTTTCTCGATCTTGTTGCAAAGCATCTACTTCATACTCACTCGTTTGATTGTAGTCAATCGGCTTGTAATTAGGGTCTGCCTGAAACAGCTCTGGTCGGTTTAACGTGCTATTCTGCTCACCTTGTCGACGGATAGACTCAAGATAGCGTTGGCGTTTAGCTTCACGTTTTTGCTTACGAGTTGGTTTCTTTTCGGGCTTCTGTTCTTCGACTTTAGCTTCTTCGATTTCGTCTTCCTTTTCAGGTTCGTCCTCTACTTCAGCTTCATCTTCTTTTTCAGCCTTGTCTTCTTCCTTTTCGTCAGTTTCTTGGGCTTCGTCTACTTCAGGGGTAGAATCTTCTTTCTCTGACTCCTCTGGCTTTTCAGCTTCGGGTCTGCCGTCATCGTCAATCATGGCGGCTTTTACTACCTCGTCTAGGTTTGGATCTAGGTCGGCTAGTTTTGTCATATCACTCTTTCTTTTTCGCTCCGTTATGCAGGGCGTTCGCATCAACCGCTAAGTGGGTCGTACACTGTAATGTAATAGTAGCATATTACTTTGCATCTTTATATATAGGACCAAAGGGTACTAATATAGGCTCACCGTCTTTACCTGTACCACGTAACATAACCCCTGTCCCGATCCGTTTGCCATGTACTGACATACCTATATCACAGGCTATCTCGTTACCGACTTGATACCATTCATGCACATGACCTGTCAGATTGTCTTTTAAGAGGGCTTGGATTTCATCTTCTGTTAGGTGGGCTGTACGCTCAGGGCGTTTAACTCCCTTCCAGTCAAACCACTTATCAGATGCTACTTCGTATTTTTTACGCATCAGAGCTTCTTCTTAAAGCTATCTAATGTACGAAGGAGTGACTCAAACTCTTGAATAATCGTGATTGCACTATCCCAGGCATCAGAGCGTTCTTTTTTAGTCAGCTTCTGCACAGGAGTACCGCCAGGGGTAAACTGCGAGAAATAGTCAATACGACTCTTTAGATAGTCAGCAAATTGAGGATATTCTTCAGAGTTAGCTACTTTCTCAAAATCACTTACTTTTCGTTGTGCTTTTTGGAGTGCAGGCGCTTCTGGCTTCGTAATGTCAGAATCACTGATTATTGAGTTTGTTCGCATTTATTTCTCCTTAGTTTTTTCCGCTAGTTCTACAATCCTAGCTTGCAACAAACGTAAATTCGTCTGCTGTTGTTCTATAGCCTGTATGCAGTCAAAGGCGAGGGCTTTGGCTTGCTCTACTGTCTTGATGTCTTTGATGTCCATTATTTGCACTCCTTTAGGCTATTAAGCC